TTCTATAGCATAGTCAGGTCGATAATCACTATCGGCTTTTCTAAACATCTCTGTGCGTATCTCAGATGAACCTACCCAATCTTGAAAAGTCTTGTCTGCGACACGATCTTGCCAATCTGGGTATGCTTTTTCCAAAACACCGACTTGATGTTGTTGTTGCTGCATTTGTCGTTCTTTTCTTGCTTCAATTAATTCTGGGTGGTTTTCTATAGCTTTGTTAACTGCATCCGCGGGGTCACTATAAAAATCCTGTTCAAAATCAACTGATTCTTCTATATTTGGAGTAGCTTCTGTTGCGCTTCTTTGTGCTTCAAGTAAGGCTTTAACTAATTGCCTTTGCTCTCTTAGTTCTGCTTTTGCTTCACCAAGTTCACCGCTTTGTTTACTCATTAGTTTTTCAGCTTCTTGCTGCATTTTGATTACATCATCCATCGTCTTGCCAGCATATCTTTCAGAATTTGCAAGTTCAGGTTGTTGAGTTACCTCATTCTGTACTTCTACACTCTCTGTTTCTTGTGTACTTATTTCTGTCTGATCTGTTATTGGCTCATTGGCCTCTGTTGCTACATCTACTACTATACTGTCACTCATTGTGTTGTTCTCCGTCCTCTTCAGGATTATGAAGTTTGATTTGTTGGATTTCCGTCTTGGAGTTGTTCCAACGCTAGGTGTGTTGAATTTTCTAGAGTTAGTAAAAACCTTAAAATGTTCAACTGACCTTTAGCTTCCCAAAGGTCTTTTGCATCAGCCATTGTGTCGATATTGACCACACCTGACTGAATGTTCTCTAAATCAGCAATAAGGTCAAGCCATCCATCTGACTCCATCATTGCTATACGATCTTCTAAAAACCGTGCATCTGTTTTTGGCATCGGTTATTGTATGTTCTGGTTAACTGCTACTTTGTTACCTGCTTCTCTTGCTTTAGCTAGGTTAAGAATAGTTTCTGACTGCAAGTGGTCTACTTCAGGTATGTTTCTTGCTGTTTCAGAGCGTTTATTTGCAATATCTGCTGACATTTTTTCTAAACCTATAGCATCTTTTTGCAATTTAAGAATTTTCTCTTGTACATCCATTTCATTAGGCTGCATAGCCATAGCATCTGCCTGGTGTTTGATAGCTTTAGCTTTTTCTTCTTCTGCTTCTGCCAAAGTCTTTTGTATATCAGCTTGCAATTGCTGCATTTGCAGTTGTTGTGCCATTTGCTGCATTTGTTCTTGCTCTGGATTAGGCTGATTGCCTTGCATTAGAGCATTAACAATTTGATCTCTATTATGTATAGATGAGTTTTGGAACATTGCTAATAAAATGACATTAAATGCAGGCGAATCTTTAGGAATAGCTTGTAGCATTTGTACCATTTGAGTCATTTCTAACTCTTTAGCCATAATACCCATAGTTGAGTATGGAATAAACTTGTAATCACTAACAGGGTATCTGTCTACATCAAACTGTATCTTTCTCCACATGCACTTATTAATCATAGGAATAAGAAATGTGTTTTGAAAGTTCATCAGAGTACGCTTTTGTCTCTTGATTGCTGCACTTTGCATCATAGACATGCCAGAAGCAGTATCGTTTTGTGCTGAACCAGTATCAGCACTACCCGTACCCATTTGAATCATGTTTTGTAGTGAGGCTACCTGGTTAAATGTTGAAGGATCGGTAGTACCCATATCAAGAGGCATAATTGCATCTCTAGGATTGCCATTAGTTAATACAGTTTTGCCAGGTCTAACTTCAAATTTAATGCCTCGTGGTAGGCGAGTTGCATCAGCAGCCATCATTGGTGTTGTTGTAAGTGCTAGAGAGTCAATTCTCGCCCTCATTTCAGCATCTAAAGCCTTTTGTGGGTTATAACCTTTCTCTGCTACACCTCTACCCCAAAATTTGTTTGGCACAATGTCGTGTTGGTATGAGATAAAAGGGCGATCCTCCATCATAAAAGCGTTTTCTTCTACTCTTAGGATATGTTCGTCATTACAAATAGTAACGACAGCCTCAACTAACTCATCAGACTTAGTGTATTCAAAATCGTCTTTGTCTTTACTTGCTTTTAAAAAGCGTTTAGGTACTAATCCCCAATACTCGGTAATTTTTACTGAATCAGATTCGTCATTCGATTTAATTTCAGGGTCATAACCAAATTTAACAGTTTGGTAATCACCATCTAAAGGCACATCTCTGTATATTCCAGAGCGTATACCTTCTACAACATGGTATCTAGGTTTAATAACTTCGTGGGCGACACCTAAAGCCTCGTCTATTGAATTAGCTGAAGGGTCAATAAGAAATTCTTTAGGACTAATAGGTTCAACACGCACATCAATGGAAGGGTATTCGACCAATTGTCGAGTGGTAGTGAGAGTGCCTGCGACTGGCACTTCTGCGGGAGCTTTTTCGATAGTTTGATCAACAACTATCTTACCTATACCCGTTCCATAAATGGCACTATTCAAAAATACCTCACAGACCGCATCTTTACAGCCAGTTTTTTCAAGGTCCTCTTGAAGTAGGTTTCTAACATATTCAGCATCACTTGGGTCTTGGTCAAGCATGTCATCTTGAATGTCAAACCATTTACCACGACCAAAAGTTGCTTCTTCTAGTTCTGCTACTGACGACTCAATAGCTTGTTGTAAAGCTGGAGCGATAAGTCTTGATTTTTCTGACTGCCTAGTTCTATCTTCTTGCAGCCAAATACCTCTCCACAAACGATAATATTCATCCCATTGAGGGATGTAGTTCATATCTCTATGTGTGCGCCATGTTTCTAGCCTATGATTAAGCCATCCAGCTAATGCTTGGTACTTAGTTTCTTTATTCATACGGGTTCATGTTGTCCTTAATAAAGATATATGAAATTCCCTTATATTATACCGTAATATGACCTTATGCTTAAAATACTTGGCTTATTTAAGAGATTTTAGTTTAGGAAGGGGTATGGTAGGGTAAGCAACAATCGTGCCTACAGTATAGTCTAATGAATTATTCTATCTTTTTCTTCAATTTCAATATAACCATCAAGAAGCATTTTACAAATAGTCATATCAACCATTTCAGCGTTAGAAAAAGTTTCATAACTTAATTCTTCTACCATGTTAGCAATGATTCGGCATGCAATGACATACCTAAGTTTAAAATTATCTTCAGATTCAGAGTAAATTAATATTTCGTCTAATTCTTCTTCTGTTAAATCTTCAAAATCGAAATTATCTTCCATATTAATATCCAGCAATTGAATCTGTAGGCTGCCAATCATCATCTAACTCAATTGAGTGTGCAAAATCAGCAACAGAGACTTGATCAATGTAGGCTAGGGCATCTAATAGGTCATCATGTGCCATACGATTAGGAAAATCGACTAATTGACTTGTAAAAGTTTTCCAATCTCTGTCAGGATTGAATGTAATCTGTCCATGCTCCATTCTTCCTTGTAATGCCCAAGTAATTCTGTCGTTTTTCTTCTTACCACCGTGTCTCAGTTCAATAATGCTGACCCATTTACCCTCAGTTCTCATCTCATCTTCAAGATAAGGCAAGATTGCGTTTCTAAGTGAGCCTGTTTCTATGCCTACGGTAGCTGATTCGACCTTCATAGCAGAGTAAAGAATCTTTTTAGCAGTTTCTTTAATGTTCCAACGACCATGAAGGATGTCTTTGACCCACCATTTGTCACGATCTATCTTAACAATGGCAATAGCAGTCTCATCTAGCCTAGACCTTTTAAGATTTCGCTCTTGTTCGATTGCCTCAAAGCCAGCAGGATCAATTGCGATAACAAAATTACCTTCTTCTGGCTCATCATCAACCTTAAACCATTCCTCTTGAAAAATTCCACCTGAACCTGTCTCAAAAGATGCTTCAAATTCTTGCCTAAACGACATAGAGGACATTGTTTTTCTTGCTGCTTCTATTTCTTCTTCAGGTAAAAATGGATTATCAGTTGAGTTAAACTGAAAAGCATCCCAATCATCATCTTCCAAAGCATCATTGTAAATGTCATAGAAATGATTTTTACCTGCGGGAGTACCAATCATTACGCACTCACCTTTAACATCAGCCAAAGTAGGTCTTAAAATCTGTTCCCACACAACTGGCTTCATAGAAGCATACTCGTCAAGAACTAAAAAAGACAAACCAACACCACGGAGCGTATCTGGTCTATCTGATCCTTTTAAATAAATCTTGCGACCGTTAATTAAAGTTAAAACCGCAGTATTTTCATGTGCCTGGGCAATAAGGTCCTTGCCTAAGTCTTTAAGCATCGCCCACATAATGTCTTTAGCTTGTTGAAAGGTAGGTGCAACATAAAACACATCTTTGCTTTCAGACTGTATTGCTTTAATTAATAATAACCAAGCAGAAAGGTAGGACTTTCCAAATCGTCTACCCGCAGCAACTACTTTAAATCGTTTATTGGAGTGAAATATTTTTAACTGAGCTGGGTGTAGATCAATTGTTAATTCTGCCATTATGCAGCAACCACCTTTGTTTGTTGTTTTAAACCTTGAAGTATGTGGACTATGACATCAACAGTCCAACCATTACCTAAAGCCTTGTAGCGTTGTGTGTTAGATACACCCTCAGTATAGTTATCAGGCAAGGTTTGTAATCTTTCACATTCAATTGGGGTGAGCTTACGATAAGTCGGATGTTCATATCTCATGTAATCGTAGTTCGCAGCAGTTAGGCAGTTACTTTTGTCTTTCATATTTCTGCCTCGCCTAGTCTTGCTATTGATAAATGTAGCATCAAAGCAATCGCCATCTTTTATTTCTGTATAACCTTTTTTAGTGGCTTCTGGAACGATAAGCACATTGTCTTTTTGTACAGTAGTTAAAGTGCCACTTTTCTCATCTAATCTAGCTTCAATTCTTTGTTTTATTTTAAGATTAGGATTGTAATCATCTCTTTTGCCTGTTTCTGGATTAATCTTTCTTCCAACAATGCGACCACATTTAATATAACTACCATCAGTAGGTAATTTGTGATAACCAGCAATAACTGTTCCTATTTTTTCTGAGTTTTCATCATAAAAATAACCCTTACCTCTTTCTGACTTTAATACACGATCTACTTTAGATTCAGATAAATCGTATTTGTTATCAGCATTAGTTTCTAATACATCTTTTAGCAATATGCCTTTATCTTCAGGTTGAGTTATTGGGTTTATTTGATACAAACCAGTTTTCCCACCTTGTCCACCACCAAGAGCAGTCAAACATTGTGATTTTCCATCTGTTGAATATATTCTTGTGGCTTGTTTAGGTGCGTTGCCAACATACCCAACACATCCAGTTTTTTTACCATTAAGTTTTACATAAGGTTCTTCATAAAGTATTTCATCAGTTACATTATTTTCAATAACATCAACTAAATTAATCTGTAGGTCATCAGGCTGACCCACTCCAGGTATGTTTGTCCAATACAACCTTTTACGATTTTGGGCAGAAACTAAAGCACTATTAATCATTACAGGCTCGACACCTAAATGCTCAGTAATAACATCTTGATACTCTTGCTTCATCATCACATTCTCAAGCAGAAAGTAATCAGGCTTACATTCTCTTAGCAGTCTCACAAATTCAAAAAATAAGGCACTTCTAGGATCATCAAAGTTAAGCTGCTTGCCAGCAAATGAGAATCCTTGACATGGAGAACCACCCATCAATAAATTTACATGAGGTAAGTCATCAGCCACGACCTTAGTCACATCACCTAACTGTACGGTTAATGGATGATTCTTTCTAGTAATCTGTTTAGGATATTTCTCTATTTCACTAGCCAGGTAAATACGAGTTGAAATACCCGCCTTTCTGAGTGCTTCTTGACCGCAGCTTATACCATCAAATAAAGATAAAACGACATCTAGGTCGAACTTAGGTTCAGTCATCTACAAAAGCCTCACAAGATTCAGCACAACCCTCTTGTTCTTCATCATCAAACTTAAAATTAGTCTGCTTGTAATTAGTTTCATTAAACAATTCAATTAATGTTTTTGTCGTGTGATATTTTCTGAATAAAGCTCTAGGCTTATCTGTAAGCACACCTTGTATTTTGTTGTCACGAACATGCCCATACTTTTCTTCCAACATATTTGGGAAGTCAAAAATCGTAATATCGTCATCCATTATTTGAAATAACTTCTTAGTCGATTTTTTATAGCACCATTTACAATTACCTTGATAATCTTGGAGTTGTAAATCAAAGTCTTGTTCTGACCAAAAAGTCATTACATCTTGTTTGTCACTTGGAAACCAATGAGCAAGTGGATAAACTCGATTTTGTTTGCTAGTATTTACTGTGCGTATTCTTTTAGGCTCATCACTTCTAATGCCAATAGCTGTTAAATACTCACCTTTTTTCCAACCAATTGACTTAATGTATGAATGAACTGGGTTTTCTTTTAATTCTCTAGTGCAATGAACATAAGTAACATTAGGAATACCATACTTAGCAACTACATCTTCAAAAGGTTTGCCAACTCTACTGGCGGTTTTGTAATTAACAATTCTATGAGTGCTACCTACACGACCTTCATTTACTTCTGCTTCGATCCATACAGTATTAAAACCAAAATAATCATCACAGTTTTTTACAAAATCTAATGTCTCATCATTCTCTTGACCTGTATTAGCAAAGCAAACAACAATTTCATATTGGTCTGAATATTCATCAAGTATTCTTTTGGTCATATAAGCGGAAGTACGACCACCACTCATACAAATTAAAAGTTTGGTCATTCTTCAGCTACATTTACTATGACTTCATCGTCATCCTTTTCCTCGACATCAACCAAATCCTCGCCAGGTGTCACATCTATGGACTGCTTAATAGAATCCAGGGAAGCGACATTAATAATGACCTGTGAATCGTTCTTTACTCGGTTAGGATCAATTGCTTTGTGTACAGGTAGTATTCTGTCCATACACATCTTTAAGCAATGAACATCTCCATCCATAGCTTTCTCGATGACCTTGTTGACAATCTCAGGTGCTTTAGCAGACATAACCTCTCTTGCGAGGGCGGTATATTTGTTTTCACTACCTTTGGGTCTACCTGTTGGATTAAGAGGTTTCATCCCTTTGACAAACGCTGGATTTCCTCTTTTTTTAGGATTTTCAGACATGCTATATATTATACCAAGTGCTAGTTTTTATCTAAAAAAGGTATTGACTATGCTATGCAATTAAATATATACACAAATATACTCAAGTGTGTATATAACGAAAATAACAATGCTTTGTTAATAGGGTCTGTAGAGCATTCTCGGACGGGAGTTCAATTCCCT